TTCCAACACCAACAGGCATATAAGGAACACCCATATCCTGTAAAATACCACTTGAACCAACTTCTGTAATATGAGTATGGACAGGATTTTCGGGAGTGCTTGTGACTGATACAGTTGTTCCTACATTTACATCACCAGTGATTGTAATATTAGAAGAACCTAATGAAACTGGAAATGGATTAGCATAAGTAACTAATGATGTTCCAGCACCTGTAAGAACTACGGATTGTGCTGGTTGGGGAAGAGGATTATAAGACATATTAGATTAAGAACCAATTAGAACCATTGTAAAAATAAGTAAAACTTTGATGATTGATAGTCATAATAACTGAACTATCATTCTCTACACTTGTTCCAGCACCTGCCTGGACTGTTATACTGTATGTAGCAATTTTATTTCCCTCGTCTTTTACGATTAACTTCTTACCATAAGAAGGAATTTGGGGTAATACAATTGTTACTGGAACATTTGCATTTACACCAATATAATCGTCAACATTTGATGCCTGATAGTAAGTGGTTACTCCACTAATAGAGATAATGCTTGTAATTCCTACAGCATTTGGATTTACAAATTCAGCCTGATTTGTAGTTGAGTTCCATTGGAGAAACTTACTATCATAAGCACTTGAATTTGTTGCAATCCCAACAATATCATCAAGATATCTAATATTAACTTCACCGCCGCCACCTTGAGCACGAACATCGCGCATCACTTGCCATACAAGATTTTTGAGGTCTTGTATTTCTTTGCTTGATGGATTTGTTAAAGATTCTTGATATTCTTGTGGATTATTTTTGACTGTTTCTTTTAAGAAATCAATATATTGATTGATGGATTCATCTTCGGAAGATTGTTGAACAATTTCCTCTTCCTCTATTTCCTCTTCAATTATCTGCTCTTCTTGCTCTTCTTCAACTATTACTTCATTTTTATCTGATATAATCTCATCAAATATTTTTGTTATTTTTTCTTCAATAACTTTTTCTTTTTTTATCTCTTCTTTTGCCGAAGAAAAAAGACTATCTATAAAACTATCCGTTGAAAATTCTTCACCAAGAAGAGAATATAATTCTTTATCTTGATTCTTTTTTTCTTCCTGAATAACTTTAAAAAAGTCTGATAGACCCGTCATTATCTATCACTCTTCGCCTTCTTCCTCGTATTCTTCTTCTTCGGATTCTTCATTTTCGCCAAATACCGAACTTGCTACCATAGGGCGGAAAGCATCAATTCTTTCTGCCGATTTTGAGAATAGCAAGTCTTTAATTTTATCGCTAATCTGTGATGGTGATTGATCAGCGGCAATCATATCCATTAAATCATCCATTTTTTAATACATTAAGTTGGAACTGAATCTATTTATATCTCCCCACCCTTGGGAATTTCTGCAATTTTTCCATCTGCTTTTGTTGCATTTCCCTGACTATCAATATTTGGTTCCATAACTGGCTTACCCAAATCCATTCCAGGTGTAGGAGGTGCATTTGGATCCATTGGCATTCCTGTCATTGGATCAACTGGAATAGTTGGGTCTGGAATAATTCCATCCTCTATCTCCTTCTTCATAATTTGATCCTGTTCAATAATCTCTTGATCAGTTTGACGAAGAATTTTTCTACGAAGATAATCTTGGGAGAAATATTTTCCAACATATGGTTCCGCAACCTGAACCATATTCAACCTTTCATTTAGAAGTTCGGCGTCCTTGAGTTCAGAGAAGTGATTATCATACAGGAAGTCAAATTGAATATGCTCATCCATTACTGCCCAATCTTCTGGGGTAATGATGTTTTTGAGAATTAATTGAGTTCTCAACATATCACTAAACATTGCCGAGAATCTCTTTCTCAAACGAGCAACAAATTTAGTGAACTTAACTTCATCACGTAGAATTTCTGATGAACGTCCAAGATTAAATCCACCTTCACCATCCATTCTTGATGGAGGTACGTTCAATGAACGGTACAGTTTCTTCTTAAAGTATTCAATGTCGGTGATTTCTCCAAGATTTTGTCCACCAGGAAGAGTTGTGATTTCTGTTCCTCTACCACCTTCTCTACGAGGTAACCAGAAGTCCTCAAGCATAGCCATAAACTTCTTATCATCACGAATTTCTCCGGTTGCAGAATCATATACTTGCTTGTTACGATATCTCATCATAACATCACGAAGATATTGCTCTGCCTTTACCTTTGGAAGATTACCAACATCAATGTAGAAAATTCTTCTTTCTGGTGCTCTTGAAAGTCTATAAATTACAAGACTATCTTCAATCATTCTCAATTGATTGAGTGACTTGATTGCCTTATGGAGATATGAAAGAGTTGATCCCTTATTTCTATCCACAAGTCCAGAAGTGCAATATGCAATGGAATCTTTTGACATCTTGATTCCACTGGAAGAACCACCAAGAGCTCCAGGTGCAGGAGTTCCTGTTGGATAAGTCATCTTTGGATTATACACAAAGTATTCTTCAATTTCAGGGAACTCAAAATCCATTGGATTGTCAACAGTCCTGGATGAAATCTTATACTTATCACTTTCCTTTTTCTTTGCCTGTCGTACATAACGCATTTTCATTGCGTCAATGTATCTAAATTCTTGAATACCTGCTTCTGGATTTTTGAGATCAATTACCTTATGATAATATAGTCTTCCATCAATATACCAATTTCTATAAATTTCGTGAGATTTCTTATCAAAATCTAGAAGTTCTAAAATATACTTAAACTCTTCTCTAATTTTCTTCTTAATGCCGTCACTTGCATTTAGATTTGAAAGTTCAATTTGTACGGGAGAATCGTTGGTATCACTAACGATTGCTTCATTTACAATATCTTCAATTGCGCTATCACACTCGGGATGAAGTGCCATTTCCCGATATCTTTTGATTAAATCAAATTCAGTCCTATAGACTCCTTCAATATCAACATACGAACCAAAAAACCCACTACTCAAATAATGATCTACGGAATCCTCACTATTGGGAGGAACCGGAGATAGAGTAGTGGGTGATAGTTCTTCAGTATCCTCAATAGAGAATCCAAACAATTTTGCCATAATCAAATTCTAATTTATTTCTACTATTTATACCTTAAATTTAAGGAGTAGTAGAAGTATTTGATTTGTTCGCAGGTGACCAGTACTGAACCTGGAATTCTACGGTAAATTCTTCAATTGCATCTGCAGTATCATATGACAAATCAATTGCAGAAACATTTGTTGGAAAAATGTCATAAAATGTATAACTCTTAACAACCGAAAGTCCAGTAGTTCCGGTTTTTGTTTGATCAGAAGGTTTTCTTGTGAGTTGATTCACTGTTGCATTTACCATATATGACCCAGGAGAAGTAACACCGCTACCATCCTGATACTGACCAATAAGTTGCATCCACTCTTCCATTGCAGTTCTGATTACAAAATCGGTATCATTAATTACAGTGATCTGCCAGGTATCAAATGTCCTTTCTCCTGCTACCTTAAAAATTCTTCCTCTAAATGGAATATCAACATTTGCAATATTTGATGCAGGAAGAGCTGCTGATTTGCATAATATGCTGAAGTTTTTATCAAACTCTGTTGGTTTGGTATATCCAGTAATAGTGGGAAGAGTTAATGATACTTCAAATAGATTGGGGCGAGCACCCCCGCCCTTAAGTGTTGATTTAAAATCTGAAAGACTGTGTGCCATTTGTGGATTCTCCTTTTAATTTATTTATTTTAAATCAAACAGTACCAGCAACTTCTTCAAAACTTATACCTGTGCGAGTTGCAACAAAGGTAAGAGTGACATAGTTGATTGACTTGGTTGGTTTCAGGTAAATATCAGCACGGAATTCATTATTATCAATCACATCAGGAGTGTTATTTGTGGTATCGCAAACAACGAGGAATCCATAAAGACCTCTCTTTGCTTCAACATCACGAAGATATGGTTCAACAATGTTTCTGAAGTTTGCTCTAGTCAGTTCGTCATTGAGTTCAAAGAGTTGAGCATTTGCTGCTCTTTGAAGTG